CGAGGAGTTCGCTATCGAGCTGCTTGGCGTCGAAAGTGACGGAGAGATCGAATTTGCCTTGGATGTCCTCGCGGTTGGCGGAAAAAGGAATGTTCTGCCCGCCCGAGACTCGGAGGATTTGGACGGGCGGCATGTATTGCTGCATGAGTTGCCAGGTCTGCGTGACGATGGCTTTGAAATCCCGGAGCCAGCGATCCACCGTGTGCTGCGTGGCAAGCTGGGCGTAGTTCGCATCGACGCCTTCTCCGGCCAAGCCGAAGTATTCATTCACATCTCGGCGGACGGCGCGCTCGATCTCGATGGTGCCTTGGTCGAAAGGCGGCGGCGGCAGCCAGCCAAACTCATTGGCGCGGCGCTCGGGGATTTGCACGGCAGGGCCGAGGATGATGTCCATTTTGCCCCGGTTGGCTGGGACTCGCATGGGCGGCAGGATGGAAATGCTGGCTCGGTCGGCTCGGTAGTCGCGCTGGCTTTTGATTTCCTGCTGCATGGTGCCGACGATTTCGGGAATGCCCCGTGCCTCGATGAGGCACCGGCTGATGCGCTCGCGAGGGAGTTCGATGAAGGGATATTGGCCGTGCGCGTATTCGAGGATTTCTTCTTTGGCGGCGGCGTCGCTAATCGAGGAGTGGACGACGCGGCACATGAGTTTCGTAGCACCTGTCGTCTCGTCCTCCTCCTTGGAGTAAATGTGCCAGAGTTCCACCATGTCGCGGTATTCCTCGAAGAGAAGGTGGTCGCGGCGGTTGGCGGATTGCTGAACGATAATCGGCCAAAGCGAGGAGCCTTTTTGGCGCTCGGCTTTCTCGACGAAATCCTCGTCGTAGCCAGCGGTGACGATGCGCTCGCGGAGTTCTTCGCAAGTGACCATTTCGCGGCGAGCAATCCATGGGGCGCGCTGGAGGTCGTAGGTGGCGGCGGGGAAAACGATGTCGTTGAATGGCTCCAGCGCGCACCACTCCGGGCGGCTCTCGAAGACATAGGGCGTGGGGACTTCCACTTCGCCACCTTCGCGGAGCTTTTTGATATTGGCTGCGGTGCCAGCGCCGGGGGCGAATTGATCGGCGAGTTCGATGGCGGCATCCTCTTGGAGCGGGTCGAGGACAGAGCCGATGAAGGCTTCGAGCGTGGGGTCTTGCGTCTCGGCCAGCATGGCGAGGAGCGTGTCGAGGTTATAGGTCTTGATCTCGACGCGGCTGGTGGTGCGCCAGAAAACGCCCATCACGGCGAGGCCGTAGGTGGCGCGGAAGTTGAGGGCGAGTTCGAGTTCGCGGCGAAGGTCGTCGGCGCAATGCGTGTAAAGCATCCACTTGAGCAAAGACTCGCTGCGTTGTTGCAAGATGCCGTCGGTGGATTCGACGGGGAGCATTTGCAGGCGGGAGGAAAAGGTAGCCGTGAGGCAAAGTTGGGTTTCGCGGTTGGAAACAAAATCGGCCAGGCGGATGCGGGCATCGCTCGCGCCTTCCCAGGGGAAGATTTTCTTGCGGTAGTTGCCGCCCCATTTGCGGCCATCGCTGGATTGGCCATCCCAATACGCCAGGCGGGTGTCGTAGTTATCGGCGCGGCGGGTGGAATACCACGACGCATCGGTGGCGGCGGTGGTGAGTTCGCGAATCCAATAGTTGAGGTCGGACTTGTCCTCGTTGTCTTTCATTAGGCGGCTTTCCCGAGGCCCGGCATGAGGATCATGGTTTTGCCGGTGCCACCGGATTTCACCACGGTCGTTGGGAAATTTTTCTTAAACCAGTTGCGGAAATCTTTGTCGCGCCAGCAGCCTGGCACCTTGGCATTCCACCAATGGTAAATCTGTGCATCGACGGACATATCGAGATACCCGATTCCATCCACGGCGTTGAGCGGGGTGGAGGCGCGGTCGGCGGCGATGGCCGCTTGGCGGGCTTCGGCGTGCATCGCTTTCTCTTCCCACTGCGCGGCGAGTTCCTGCCTCGCGCCCTCGGCGAGATCGGAGGGAATTTCGGAAAGGAGGTCTCTGAGTTCGTCGTTTGGCATAGAGCTAGAGCCGGGGGCGCGAGGGCCGCCCCCGGCGGATTAACCCAAATCAGGGTGTAGCGTAGGCGAACTTGCCGAGGACTTCGGGATTCGCGCAGGCGACGCCAAAGATGGCATCGACATAACCACGAGGACCGGCTCCATCGACAGGGAGCTTTTGCATGTTGGGTTTGCGGTTGAACCGGATTTCCACCATGTCCATATCGAGCACATAGCCACGGGCGGCTTTTTCAGCGGCGTCGTCTCCGCCCAGGTAAACGCTGGGGTGAAGGCTCAGTGTGCCGAAATCCGACTCATATATGTCGATCACGCTGCTGATCTTTTTGCTGTCGAGGGACTGCGTGAAGGTGCGAACGGAAGACATGACATTTGTGCTGCCTGCGGAGGTGCGGATGAAACCCGAGAAGGCTTTCTTCAACGCGGTGCCGCAAACGAGGTCGTAGTTACGACGCTGGCGGCGCACCGTGAAGATGCTTTCCATAAGGTCGATCACTTGCGACTCGGTGAGGCTGCCCGGCGCAGTCGTATTGATCGAAGCGGCTGGTGTGCGGTAGGCCGAAGGAACGGCGGTCGCGGTGTCGGATTGTGCCGAGTTGCTGATCCATGAGCCGAGGCCACGGGTCTTGTTGGCGACGCCGCCGGAGGATTGGTTGCCGGAAGCGGCGACAGAATCGTTGTCGGAGCCCATGACAGACTCGATGTCGATTTTCAGCTCCACGAGGGCTTTTGCAGCGGCCTTGTTGAAGGCTTGCTTTTTGCCCACGCCAGCGAGGTCGGCGATGTTCTCGACGAAATCGTCCACTTGGAACGCCCGGCGTGCCTTCATGACACGGCCCGAGAGCAGTTCGCGGTTTGCGTGTTTGTCGGCGTAGGTTGTGACAGCCGCGTTGGCGAGAACGCCATCGGTGTTCGGGGTGTCGTAGCGGTCAACGGGCCATTGGAAAAGCACATTGGCGGGCTCTTTGCCCTTTTTGCACATGGAGAAGATCGGGGTATCGCCGGGTTCGATGAGAACCATAGCGTCGGACAGGTCTTCGTGTTGTCCTTTAACGGTCAGGATGGATGTAGCCATAATATTTGATTTTGGATTTAAGGTTTGGAGTTAGTCGTCGAGCAGGGCTGCGACGAAGGATTCGGCGGCCTCACGGCTGCCGGTTTGTTTCAAAGCGGCTAAGGCATTCGGGGCGGATTTGGCGCGGGGCGCGGCGGAAGGTTGTGGCACCTTGGGAGCGACTTTGGCCGGGGCGGCGGTTTTGGCCTTGGCCTCGGGTTTTGCGGAGTTTTTGCGAACCGCTTCGAGTTGTTGGAAGCGGAGGGCTTGGCCTCGCATGGCGTCACCGATGATGAGTTCGAGGTTCGGGAGCTTGGCCAACGCGGGGTGAGCGCGCAGGCTTTCCTGCATGACTTTCCGCAGGGGAGCGCCCTCTTGGAAAATCTCCGGGTAGCTGTGCCGGGCCTCCGCGATGTAGGTCTCGCGTTGAGCGAAGTAGGCGCGCTTGTTCGACTCGCCGCGCACAATGGCTTTTGCCATATTCAATCGTTCGCGGAGTTGGGCGCTGGTGAACTTCTGCACGGCTCCGTTGCCCATCGGCACTTCCACTTCGCCGCCTTCGATTTCGGCTTTGGCGAGGAGGTCGGGCACATTGTCGAGAACGGTATTGGCGGCGCTGAGGCGGGCTTCGAGGGTGGCGGCATCTTGGATGTCGGCGAGCGGGTCGGCGGCATCCTGGACGATGATGGGTTGCGCTTTGGCGAGAGCTTCTTTGGTTTGGGCCAATTCGCTTTCGAGTGCGGCGGCTTGCTCCTCGGCGCTTTTGGCGCGGGCGGTGAGCTTGTCCACGCGCTTGGAGAGTTTTTGCACGGATTTTTCCTGCGGCGGCTCGGGCGCGTCCTCCTCGGGCTCCTCTTCGGATTCCTCGGTGTCGTCGGTTTCTTCGGTCGATTCCGGCTCGTCGGTCGAATCGTTGGATTCGTCGGCGGTGTCGTCGTCGGTGGTGGTGTCAATTTCTTCTGTCGGCTCGGCGTCTGTTGGCTCCTCGGGGGTTGATTCCGGGGCTGTTGGTTCATCGACGGTCGGAAGTTGAATTCCGAGTTCGTCAAGGATGTCTCCGAGTTGAATGCTTTCGTCTGCTTGTCCCATGGGATGTGGTCTCCAAGTCCTGATCCAGACCGGTGGGTTTTAGCGCCGCCCGCACATTTCCACGGGTGGCGCGGCGAGCCGGTGCAGCCCTCGCGCTGATGAGGGGACTGCCACAAGAAATCGGGCCCGCCTAGAGGGTGCTGGCGAAACGGGAGCAAACGGGGAGAAACGGGCAGAAACGGGGAGAAAATAAATTCACCACCGAGGACACGGAGGGCACGGAGGGGGGAATTATTTCTTGGCCTCGAATGCCTCGGCTCGGGCGGCGGCGAGGTCTTCGCGGAGCGTGAGGAGCGCGTCGAG